TTCTAAATAAGAAGTTAATAGTTCCTTGTGCTTTTCCTGGTGATGATACAACTACTGTCCGTCCGTCATTTCTAGCAACAATCTGCTGTCCAAAATGTTGATCTGCTGTTAAGTTATCCGGAGACAATTGAATTGATGTTGTATACGGATCTTGTTTTTCATACACACGCCATAATCCTGAACTGTCAGCATCAGTAAAAACTCTATCACCTGTATATCCTACTGCTGGATTTCTGTCTTGATAGTCGCTATATTTTAATATATCATTTACATTGTCAATAGATGGTAATCTTACTGAAATAAATTTGTAAACATTTCCATACGAGTCTGCTGTCGAGTTGTCTGAAATACTTTCTGAGAACGGCGTATTCAATGCAAAGTCTATTACAATAGTTTTAAAATCCAACACAGAAAATACTTCATACACACCGTTTAAGTTTTCAGTTTTAGCATTTGTTATACCAAAATAGTCTGCTCGGCTTGTTGTTGTGCCTGCCGATAATCCATGAGGTTCTGAAAAAGTTATTTCTAGCTGTGTAGCTTCGTTAATTCTTTTAAGTTGAGATATTTTATATGGTTGATTAGTCAACCTAAACACGTCCCAATCATTGTTTAACTTGTTTGCTACCCATATTAATTGTCCTGGTTCAACTGCTTCCATATCAAGTTTTAGTAAATCAATTTCATCGAATGCTGTATGATGTACTTGTGATAGTTGAGGATACCCTGCAGTTTTATAAACCTGTGCATGGTCTCTACTAGTGCCTTCTTTAGAATAATCTAATCTACTAAAAGTTGTTGAAGCTGTATAGTCTACTGGTTTGTAATACATGTTATCTTTTGCTACTGCATCTGATCTTGCGTACTCTACTGTTTCGTTTGACGTGTCAAACAATTCAAAACTGTTAGGATTTGCTGTTACTACATCATCTTGTAAACGAATCTGTATATTTTCAATCGAATCTACATTTCCGAAGTTTCCTGTCTTTAACATCCACTCTGGATATAGATCAAGTGAAATGTCCTGTCCTTCGTATTTGGCTTTTAACAATCTATCTATTGCGTTTTGTGTTCCTTTTTCTCTGATATATCCTTGGTAAAATTTGTATTGTGAAATATCATTAACAAATAGGTTGTCCAAGTAGTCTCTTGATTGATAGCCTATTAGTTTTTGTGCTAGTTTCTGTTGCGACTCGTCAAAGTTGTTTGATTCTAAATCATAGAAATCATTGAACTGTGATATCTTGTAATCAAAGTTTGGAATTAGTTGTGGTGCTGGTTTTTGAGATTTTAATACCCAGTTTGCAGTGTCGAACGATGAGCTCGATCCGTGATTTACTTTTGCCACATAAAATTTACCTTGGTACTCTATGCTGTCGCCTATTTTATAATCTGTGTTTGCAGTCCAATATGTTACCTGTGCAGAATCAAACATAAAGCCCGGAGCATAATAATCTCCGTTCCATCCTGCTGTTTTCCATCCTACTACTTTTAACCTTGCTTGTCTAAATCCTGTTGTAGGCTCATGAATAATATCTGCGAACACAGTTTTATTATCAAATAAAAGAACATGTTCTTTTTGTACAGTGCTTAACACTATGTTATACAAGCCAGTATTTTCATCTTTTATTTCTAAGTCAAATGTTTTGCCTATTCTTTTTGTAGATACTTGTCTTATAGGAATTTTTCTTCCGCCTGCGTCTAGCAATGAATAGTCTCCGGCTAAATTTTGTAGTTTGCCTACTATTGAATTTTCTGTGTCTATCTCAAATCCTTGTGCGGCAGGTGAAACAGTGATTGCTGAACCTGGTGCCCATTCTTGAGTTGTCCAGAATAAAAACTCTCGTACTGCGTTTTGCCAATTTAGTGTTTCTTTAATCTCATTTGAATATTTGTTAAATTTAAATCCTTGTTGTTCTAAATAAGTTCCGTAACCAAGTAAAAAGTCTGCAATTTCTTGCACAGTGTCAAACACATATCCATATGGTATTGTTTGTACAGTTTCTTTGTAATCGTTATAACTTACTACTTCTTGTGAACCTTCCACTGATAATTTGTTTCCAACAGAAGTTTTAACAGGGTAATTAAATTTGAAATATGGTTTAGATGTTGAGTATCCTAAAACTTTAAACCCTCCTAGTATCGTCGATCCGTCTCGAGAAACTTCTGTGTTTTTTTCTATAAGCACACCAGAGTAATTAAAAGATTGTACCGGGTTTGATGTTCTAAACAATATTTTGTAGTTCTCGTCCGGAATAAATTTAGATCCAGATGCTGAGCCTGGAGATACCGAGTCTGTTAATATTTTTAAATTATCTTTATCTGTAAACCCACCTAGTTTGTATGCTAGTTGTGTTTTAAGATTTGTCATTTTTTTGTAGTAGAACGTATCTGCGTCGAGATTTTTTGATATTAGATAGTTTACCACTAGTGGTTGATAACCTGCTGTTAGGTATGTTGTTGTTACTCCACTTGCATTGTTTGTCGATGTTTGCAAATGATATTTTGCAGTTTTAAATATTCTTCTAACCTCAGTTTCTTTATCTATCTGATTTCCACCGATATTTGTTGTTTGTCTAGACGGATCAAACATATTAGAAAAGAATCTGCCTGGTTGTGTTAATGCTAACGTTTTTATTGCTGTAAACGGATATGCTGATGACCTTCTCCATGTCGTTTCTGCAGGTGCCTGATCTCCTACTTTCCATCCGGATCTTCTTCCTGGAATCTCTAAAACATCTATTAATCCGGCCGCAATAGGATCTAATAAATTTCCTGATGCATCAACTGGCAAATAACTTTTGATATCAGGCTTTCCGTATCTGCCTGGTTCTGTTTCAACAGCATTCCATAGCACATCATTACCTGATGTGTAAGGTGCCGCACCATATGTGGCTTCCCATGTGCTAGGTTTTTCTGTGTGTCCTAACATCTCCCATGGTCTTACGTGAGGTGCATCTGTGTCGTAAAAGTATTTGTAAATTGCTCTCCAGTATCCTGGTAGTTTTTCTTTTTTAATTCTGTCTGTGCTATTTGCATAGTTGTATGTAAACGGCGAACCTTCTGAGAATGTTGTGTTGTTTATGTATTGTACATTGTTACGTCCTGCCCAAGTATGGAAATCTGTTGCCATTACATCATTGATTTCATTAAGTGTGTAATCTGTTGCAGTAAAAATACTTGGTACTACATCATCAAGTTTTATCAATGAAGAATCATATGACGTTTTAATATTATTGTAGATTCTTCTTTCTAACTCTATTATTAAATCATCTCTTTCATCACCGTATGCTTTTATGAATGACCCGTCGTGTCTTCTAATCATCGATGTTGTTGTTATGTAAGTGTCGTCTGAAATTATCTCTGGTTTATATGTTGGATACATTCCAAGTTTAGATGGCGATGGTGGCAAGTAACTGCCTTTGGTGTCTGCATAATCTTTTATTACAATTTTATCACCCTCAACAAGAGTCCTTGTTACATCGATACTATCATCCACTGTGCTGAATGTGTAGTCAGCACCTAATATTAAAAGTTCATCGTTCAGATAAATGTACACTGCTCTGTTGCTTAATGCAGTTATATCAAACTGTGAGTCTATTGCATATTCAGTTTGTGATGCTCCTGCAACTGTGTGTGTTCTGGTTGAAACATTTTCTCCCCAACCCACCATATCCTCATAGTAGAATGGGAAAGAACTTGTTCTTCCTTGTGTTATAGAAGCAATTATTTCGTCTACTCTGTCTCTAGCAACACCTTCGTATGCTGTGCCTGTTGAATGTGTTAAAAATGCACTATACCATTTTTCATATTCTAAATTTGCATAGTCAATTGCAGAAATAAGATTTGACTCTTGATCTATCATTCCAAATACTGCTGGCAACAATGATCCTTCGTGTTGAAGTATTGTTCCGCCTTTTAGTCTTGCATTAGGCTTATCTCGCAAATTAGATGTTCCTGGTATTTGTCCTGTTATATCTTGATTTTTATCAAATATATCTTGGACATGATTCATTATTTGTCCATAGGTAAATGTACCCAGCGACTCATTCTCACAGTTTGTAGACAAACTGTCTGGCACTTCATAAATTCCTTTGCCGTCAATTTTTTTAACGGAACTATATCCTGCCATTCTTATCTGATCATCTACTGCTAAATTTTTATTGAACTTAACATATTTGTTGGTTGTTCCATCAACCAATGTGTAGTCTGTTGTAATTGTTTTTCTTACACCGTTAACTGCTATTGATATTTCTAAATCTGTAAGTGAAGCAGAATCTTTATAAAAATCAATTGGAAATAATTGTGTTTCTGTCGAGTCGACTGTAAATGTTCTAATTACTCTCTGTTTGCTTTGGCTTGTTCTTTTAACATATGGTCCTAAATAATTTTGGTTGCTTGTTAAATTAGTATAGTGTAAGTGTCCTGACGCTAATCTTTTAGAAATCGAATCATTATCTATTTTGTATGTGAAAGAATCCGATGTATAATCTGAATCAAATACTATGTTACCTACATTGTTGATAGTGCTGTACTTGACTTTCATTCCAAGCACTGTGTCTGTCACAGCAGAGTCGCTTGTTGCAAAACTAAAAACTTTTGCTCCTGCGAATGTTGAACTGGGATATTTTGTAGCATCATCAAATGATGTTAATGTCTCATCAAATAAATTAAACAACGGTGGTTGGTTCAGTATTGTTTTTTGTTGTGCTTCTGTCCAACGTTTTGTAGTGGTGTTATAATATAAAGTTTTTCCTTGGTGTGCTGTTCCGTACTCTACAAAAATCGAATCATCAGCTGTGGGTGTTCCATCAGTTGCTTTTGTTAGTGCTATAACCTGCGTTGAGTCTCCTGCTGTAACAAATGCAACATCATAAATTACCCCGTTTACTAAAGGATCTGTGTCGTTAGCAAAAACAATTCTCATGCCGTCTACTACTGCCAACCCGTCAATGATGTAACCTGATTGTTTAACCACTGTTGAAAATGCATCTGTTGTTACTGTATCATACAGTGTTATAGATTTTTTAGCAACTTTTCCATGGTTATAAAGTTCTAGTCCAGACTCAAATTCTATAATTGGCCTTTTTGCCCTATCGTCTTCGTTTAATACTGGTGTATACCCACTCACTCTTGATGTCTCTTCAATTACAGATTTGTGAAACCATCTGTTATATCTTGACCAAGCATTTTGATCACGTGAATCTCTCTTTATTATAATATAATCTTTGTCTTTTGGTGTGTAAGATGATTTAGCATACGGTCTTGTATCGTAACCGACCGAATCATAAAGTATTGTTGACTCCTCAGCATATGGTCCAGGAGTAATTAAATCATCTATGTCAGTAAGTGTTATTGACTCTCCAACACCTTCTACATAGTACTGTTTGCCTTTATATTCTGCGTCAACTATACCGTCATCAAATTTTATTTTCATTCCGTTTGATAGATCTAATGTTCTTAAACTGTAATTTTTTACACCTACAATATCATCTTGAGGTTTTATTTTTGCTGTTGATGTAACATTTTTAATCTGTAATATACCATACATAGCATCATGATTTCCACATTGATAGTACAACGTCGAAGGTCCAGTTGCTGGTACTGTAAATGTTACTGTTCCATAATCTGTTCCATTATTTGTTACGCCTGTAGAATAAATTGTGGATGTCGATCCGTCTACACCAACTTTGTTTTTGTATGGTTCTGTCATAATCCATAACGGGTGTCCTTTTGCATCCACATTAAATTTGTAAGTGTTGCCCCTATATAAAGATAGTATAGGATTATTTTCATTTTCTCTGTGTGTAAAATTATAGGCACCTTTTGCTAAATTTTTTACAGAGTATTCTGCAACTGCATTAGGCCCTACGGAATCTAATGATATCGCACTAGGTCCATTTGGCATCCAATAGTATTCTCTGTAATTAATTAATTTGTCGTAGTCAATTGCTGGATTCCAGGAGTATACAGTTTCTTTAGACAGTCTATCATGATTGTCCACATTACCGCCTAAAAATTTAATTTGATTTATATAGTCATCATATGTTCCTGTAAATTTAACTTGATCTTCAGGATTTAATGATGTTGTGTCTCTGTCTGTGTACGTTACAGCAGGCTCTAACTGATAGGCCATTCTATCTCTAGAAGTAGCTGACACATATCTGTCTATGTTTTTTCTTGTTCTGGCATCTTGTCTACCCACAAAGCCATCTAATCTTTCTAACGATCCTTTTTGTACTAGTGGATCTAGTGTGCTTGATAAAAATCTTTGATTGGCGTCTGTTCTATAAAATGCTGGCAAGTGTTGTACAGTTCTTCTGTATTCATTCTTACCTTGCTTAACAACTTCGCTGTTAGTTAGTGCGTTGATTTCTCTGTCCGCCATTAGTATCCAGCCCCACTACTGCCAGTTGATGAACTGGAACCTGTTGTAGTAGAGCCTGACACTGCTGATCCTGATGTGGTGTTTGATGTGGATGTTGATGTGTTTGTTACGACAGTACCCGAAGCCGACAGTTGGTTGGCTCCTAGTGCTGTTATAATTGAAACATCATTAACGGTGGCCCCACTGATGAAAATTTCGTCTGCCGCTGAATCTATCTGAAACAGAGATCCAAACCCCTGTCCTGATTGGTTTGGCACAATAACTGCTGTAAGCAAGTCTGGTGCTAGTGCGTTGTGTATGTAAGCGGCTAATTCTGTAAAGTAAAAAGTATCTCCAAAATCCCAGTTGTCTAGAGCAAAAAATTCATTTATTGCGGCAATAACTCTTGTTTTGACGACTGCATCTGTAACGTTTGTTTTAGGATTTTTTACAACCTTAAATGTTGCTTGTAAATTTTCGTCTGCGTTTGTGCCGAATAATATTTTGTATTTTACTGGGTGATATATGATCTGATCTGATAAGGATTTCAAAGGATTCAGTGTACCTGAATAGTTTATTCTCAATTGATTTGTTGTCGATGGCATCGGAAATTCTCCGCCGTCTTGTAACCATATCCTGTAAAGATTATCATAAGTTCTTTCTAGTATGTAGATGTCAACAATGTTAGACACGCTTGGATCAATTCTAGTTTCCTGTCCTGCATTGTGCTTGTATTGGAAGTTTATACTGCTTCTTCCTCTTCTTGCTATGTAATCTGTTGACGTTGATAATGTGTTTGTCGCTGTACTGTATTTTTTAATAACATCTTCTGCCGAGTCATAAAAATAAAATAACTGTCCATCTGTGTATGTTGATGAATTTAAAGTAATGTCTGTTTCATTTTTTGATACTATGAATTTTGATGATGAACAAGGTTTAAATCTTTCTATGTTATTGTATGATATATACTTCTCTTGAAATACAAATTTTGTAGTAACACTTAAATCTGGTTCAACAATGATATCAAATATTTCTGGATTGTCTACAACGCCGTCATCGTCATTATCGTAAAATCCTACTTTTACTTTTCTGTTATCTTGAAAACCGTCTGTTTCAGTCACTGTGTCCACAACCTGCCATACTATTGGATAACCAATTGAATTACTTGTAGAAACAATAGAGTTTGTTTTTAATACTTTTATTGTATCCTTAACACTTGTCCCCAATTTATAATCGTAAATTTTTTCTTGTACATCAAAATGAAATTTATTCTGTGATTCAGATTCGAATATGTACTCTAATTTTCTGTATGTTACTGTGTAAGTGTTTCCGTCGTTTGTAAACTTAAACCACCAACTAGCATCTGCATTCGTGCCTGTTGTAGATCCTTGATCTGTTAGACCGAATATGCTACTTGCACTTAGGTTTGTTGATGTAATAACTTTCCAAGTTTCTGAATCCCAATCATATCTCAATCCAAACTCTTCGAATGCTTCAATTCTGTCAATAATGTCTGTTTCTAATTCTGTTGAAAATGCTGTTGTAAAGTTTGGTATTACAGAGTCAATAACTGCTCCGTTTGGTAACACATCGTTTAATGTTACTGGACCTAACCCTGACTCTAAATTTCCTATTCCGCCATTAGCACCGTCGCCAACAACAGCACCAATTTTTGCCCAAGATCTATCTTGGCTGTTTTCAGTGGTGGATGTAACTAGCACACCATTTAAAAATTTTCTTGTGTCCGGTGATGTAAATTTAACCAATGCTCCTGGTTTAGCATATTTTAAGTTTGATGTAGCAAAGTCACCTAGCACCATTGGACCTCCAGCTTTAATATATCCAGTGTTGGTGTTTGTTGACGTTGTTGTTGAATTCCATGAAGCTGATAGTGTGCTTACATCTTTTGTTCCATATTTCAAATAGTAAAACTGTCTTGCATATGCTGTTTTTAATTTTGCTTCTACTTTTGCATCTAGTGTAGATTGTATATTACTTCTGTTATTAAATGTGAATGTAAATTTTTGTGTCGATTCTTCTCTGTATAATATTCCATCTTCAGCAAACACACTTACATTCGAATAAGCGCCTGTTGGATCTAATATTTCTTTTGCTCTAGAAATACCTGAAGCGGATCTGTTTGTGGATTTAACTTTAACTATTTCTTGTGATGCTGAAAGAGGTACTACTTGATAATCTTCAGCAGTAATCATTCTATTCTGTGAATAATAAACCTGTCCGGCTTTTTCTTTAATTGAAGCGTTTGATTCTGTTGCGGCACTGTTATAAACTGATGCTTGTAAACTTAATGTTATGCTTAATGTTTGTTGTCCGCCGTTAGCATCCACATAAGGTATTGTAACTACTATGTTTTGCATATCTCCTGGTTGAATCGAATACTTGGCATTGTCACTAGTTCTGTAAAATGATTTAAACGAACCTAATGGCAAATTAGAAAAGTTTCCATCTCCAAAAACTAAATCTACTTGGTCACTTGCTTTTGTAACAACATTGTAAATATTTCTTTCTGCTTTGGATAAGGAATTATAAATTGCATTGTTGCCTGATAAAGACGGTACCTTTGTCCATTCTCTTATTATCTGCCCAAACTGATCTAATTGGTACAACCAAACATCACTGTTGTTAATGTTTGGCGAATCTAACGATTGAATATAGTTTGTGATTGCTGAGTTAACTGTGAATGTTGTTTGTTGCATTCTTCCTTGTTTGAACAGCATGAAAAATCCTGTGTTGTTGGAACTGTCTCCGGAACCATCATTTCTATAAGTGTATGTAAGTCCTGTACCTTCAACTGGTTTTGCCTCATATATAGATTCTGAATCTTCTATTGTTGAAGATACAATTTCAAAATCTCTGTTCACTCCGCCAACACTTTTTGTAAAATTAAACATCGGCAAGTCTGATTGATTTGAACTTAATGTATAAACTTCTGTGTCAATGCCGCCAACCTTGTTTGACTCTCTTGGATTTCCAAATAGTTGTCCTGTTTGATTTGCCGCATTCAGTATTGCTGTGAACTGTTCTCTGTAATTTGAGTTTGCAGAATCGTTCCATAAAATTGTGTTATTTGATAGATTTGCTCCTGATGAATCTCTTACGTCCTGTGTTGTGACTATTGAATTTATTTTCAACAACCCTGTTGCTGGCTGGTTTCTTTTTGCATTGTAATTAATCAGCCTTGCTAACCTTAAAACTGAATTTCTTCTTTCTGCTGTTTCTAAAAAGTTTTCTCTAGCATTTAGATCAACCCTAAATGACAGTGCCTGTGCTATGTAGGCAATTAAGTCTAAAAGTGCCACATACTCAGAACTTTCAACAAAGTCATTGAAATCGTCCGGATAATTTTCCTTTAGATAATTGACCATTGTTCTACGAAGTGTTTCAAAATCGTAGGATTTAAAGTCTGCTTGTTGAAAAGATTGGTAAATTTTTCTCCAATCCTCTGCAACTAATAATCTATTTTGTCTGTCTGTAGTGGCCATTGTTTTTTATTAATATTAACAATGGTATTTATAGGATATATTAAGTGCGTACTTTAAGATAGGCGTAACAATGAGTTCTCATCGAAGTTGAACGATAGTTTTTCAGTGATGTTTAGTGGAACATACGTTATTGACGCCTGTATGGCTATTCCTTTGTCTGCTTCTCTCACTGTTATATCGCTTGTGGATAACCTAGGGTCAGCATTTAAATTTGCTGTTACGTCCTCAAGTATTGCTTCTTTAAGTGCTTCTGTGAACGGTTCGAATATGGCATCGTAAATTATAGTTCCAAACTCTGGGTTTTCAACACGTTCTCCCTTACGCACCGACAATCTATTAATTAGATCTTGTTTGGCCACTTCAAAGTCGTACAGTTTAAAATTTTTCTGCTCTGCTCGAGATGAAAAACCTTTGAACGTGACTGTCCCGCCGCCTGTACTATTTGATGAATTTGAATCGTATGCCATTTGTAGTATTTATTCTACCAAAATTTCAATTTACTAATGAAAGCGCCTGCACTTTTAATTGCTGTGGATATCCCTGATGGATTTCTGTACATACCGGCTGGTCCAGTTTTAGATCCTAAAAAGAAGTTTTCTGCAATAGTGGCATATTGTTTTATTTGGGCCACACTTTCAGTTATGTTGCCTGATAACATACCTTGCACAAATCCTAATGCTTCTTGTTTAATTACATTTTCAAGATTTTTTGCTGTATCAACTATTCCGGTGATTTGTTCAACTTTTAAGTTTACCTCATCATTTAATGCCACAAGTTTTTTAACCTGATTTGATACTCCGACTACTGTTTTGTTTGCCAGTAATGTTTCTTTTATTTCTTTTAATTTTGCCGACGACATCTCTGGATTACTTTTTTTAATTTCTTCCATTATCCCGTTAATATATTTTTTCTTACGTGCTTGACTGCTTTGCCTTGCATATGGCTCGTGTGTCACAAAGTCCGACACTGTTGTTTTAACATCTAGCGTGTTTGGATCACCACCTTCTTTGATTGGTTTTTCTACATCTATGTCTTTGCCATCTGTAACAATAATTGCCACGTTCTCATGCTCAGGTGTTAACCAACTGCAACCATATGACGGTGCAGATCTACCCCCTGAGTTTAAATCAATCCTAGAACCTTTCAGATCCATACGTCCGCCAGCACTGTGCAGTTGTGAACCGTCAGCATGTGACATTATGCTACCTTTGGCATAACTTTGTATTGCAGACTCTTGTGAAGCATTAAAGATTCCATACTTACCCATGTTGTATAATTGTGGTGCACTGTTGGCAATGTTTATATCAGCAACCATTCTAATTCTCTGTTTGGCATGGAAGTTAATATCTCTGTCTGAGTGTAGGTTAAAGTCACCCCCGGATCTTATGTTAATACCTGCCGCGGAAAATATGCTTATTGTTCCGTCTTTGGACATTTCTATATATGCTTTCCCTGAACCATTTGCAAGATACACAACACCCTCTGTGTCGTGCATCAACAATTGATGTCCTGATGATGTTCTAATTCTTGCAAGTCTGTTGTTGCCTTTCTTGTCTCCGTCATCTAAAACAAAACAATGTCCAAGATCTCTGTCTACACTTATAGGTGTATTATCAAGTCCTATGTTTCGTACTCTAGAATCTTCACTGATCCCGCCCGGAGTGCTCCATCCAAATACTTGGCTTGGTGTTTCTCTTCTTGCACTTGATGACGTTGTGCCTCTTACATCGTCTTTTATTAATCCTTCTTGAAACAGTTGTTCGGCTAATACATCATTAACTGGAAACTTCCATTTGTTTATTGCTTCTATTGATTCACCTTGACTGTATGCTTTTTTATTTTTTTCTTCTACCGGTAAAAAATTTGTGCCGTAATTTTTTACTTTCTGTCCTGCGTTTGCGGCTATACCTCGTTCTCTGCCACTTATAGCATTTGTGTTATTGTATGTGTTTTCTGATGACCCCATACCGGGTATTTGTTGATTGGTTAATGGTTCTTGAATGCAACCAATCCAGAATGCATTTTTTTGTGATGTTTCACCTTTGGCAAATATTACAAGTACATTGGTGTCCACATCAGGTGGAATAGCCCACATACCATATGACCGTTGTTGTGGTCCTGAGTCACCATCGACTGTGTTTGCTTTGAAGGGTTTTGCACCATAGAACGGGGACAAATACTGGCACCATATAACCTGTTCAGCATTAATGTCGTGTCCGTCTGTTTTGGATAGTGCAGGAATTACCACACCCAATCTTCCCATTTTTAGGGGGTCTATTGTGTTCTTAACAACACCGATATATGGGCCTGAATCTTTTACATTGTGCTTGTCACTAAAATCTTTTAGGTTGTCTTGTGTGTCTGTAAATCCGCTTGATATTTTATAGTTGGCCATAATCTATTGTCCTCTCTTCTGCTTATATATCGTTCTTCCGTCTGGTAGGTTTACTTCTATGCCTTTAGTAACTGCATTTGAAACCTTGGATTTAACACTGGAAGTTTCAATTCTATTGTTACCTCCGGGTTTTCTCGGATTGGAGGATCCTGGAGCTCCTGGTGGTGCTACTGTGGTTGTGTTTTTGTCTGATGAACCATAAATTTTTGTAATTGAAGTTTCAAGAGTTTCTGCCGCAGACCCTTGTTGTTGATTCATTCTAACCAGATGTAATGTTTGTAAAAATTGTCCATTGTTGAATTTGCTGTCAACTTTAACAACTTGGTATATTCCGGTAAATGTTTGATTATCGACCTTCATTCCACCTTTGTTAATTGCTCCTGCATGATGTTGATACACTCCAATTTCATCATCTATATCATCGGGTGGTCTTTGAAAACTTAACTTAACCAACGGTTGAAAGTTTTCTGAATTGAAACTTCCATATTTGGGACTTATTACGCCGGATTCTATTCCGTCTGCCTTTTTTGATCTGTCTTGGTGTATATTGATAAACTGATCCTGACAAATAAATGCTGGGTCTCCTAGTATTTCTAGTTCTACCCTGATCATATCCACTTCTGGGTTGGTTATATAATCGTAAAACTGTTGTGATTTGTTTGATCCTGATTCCATCGAGTTTGTGCCTTGTAGATTACTGGGACTGGATCTTAAATCAGATTGTTCAGATCCAAACACTTTTTTTAAATTTTCTTCAAAGTCTTGATACTGTCCTTTTTCTTTAGCATCTTCTTTAAACGGTCTAATATTTCTCAGATAGTATGCAGTTTTATAGTTAATTCTTAAACTTTGTATATCCACATTATCTCCTGTGTATATGTAATTGTAGTTTTTTCTAACCCATTTGTTCCAATCAATAAACCCTAAAGTAACTCCTGGCGGAAAGAATTTTAAAACGTGTATTTTTTTTGGTATTGCTTTGAAAATTATTTTTTTTGGGCTCATTTTTCTTATCTTGTCTATTACACCAGAAGTTGTTTCCACTGAGACTTTGATTTCAAACCAATCCACCCACTGATTATTCCTTGCTAGATCTGGAAATTGTTGTGATGAATAAAAATCGAGCAACCCGTCAGTGACACTGCCACCGGGTTTGGTTGTGCTATTAGAACTATAAGTGCCTGCTCCTGTCATCTTCATGTGCCACCACTGCCAGAACCTATCTGCAATAATTGAATATCCTTCACCTGTTCTGATAGCATCTTCGAAAAATTTTACTAAACTTGTTTTATCAGTTACCTGTGCCTCTGCTAGTTCAATTTTGGGTGCAAAAGGCGTCTCTTCAAGCAAATTTTTCAGCCATCTTTGAATAAAATTTGCATTAGATTCTGCTATTGTTGTTTGCAGTGTTTTTGCATATTTGGCATTCCTTTCAACATCACTTGATACAATAAATTCATATTCATCCACATACTCTCGTACACCTTCTTTAATTTCTTGTAATTGATCTTTGTATAATTGTTCTTCAATGGTTTCTATCCATTCGTTTACACTTTTTACTGATGCTGTTAATGTGGTACGAGGAAATTTAAATCTATCATCATGGGCTAAATCACCAAATGGCACTGCAATCACTTGATATTTTGACCCTGCTTGATCTAAATCAAATTCAACCCTAACAATAAGTATGGGAATTTTTCTCTCATAGTTTTTATCTGCACTTGTTATTGGTTTGCCGTTTTCGTCTGTGCCTTTGAATTCTATTGTTAAAAGTAATGGTGCGTCTTGAAAATCTCTGTAACCGTTTATGAACGTTGCCGCTTTGACTTTTTCTACCAGCGATACACCATATGGTTCAACCAGTTCAAAATTCATCTTTGTTATGTTTGCTAGACCCCTGTCTGAGTTTGGCCCTACTGTGCTTAACATATTGAAGTTTTCAAAAAATAAATCTAATCCTCGACTTAATATAAACTGTGAGTTTGTTGGACTGTATGCTTCGTTAGATACCATGCCGGCTCTTTGTTCATTCCATATTCTTTCTTTGTTTAATTTGTCCATTTCTGTTTTGTATTTGCCATCGCTGACATTTGGATCACCAATGCCTCCTGATCTTGCAATAATGTCATGCACAGGATTTGTAAGATATGCATGGCTTCGTAATTCATCTTCAGATAATCCACTTAATGTAAAAATATAATTGTAAGTTGCAAATTTGTGCAATACATTTTCTTGTAAACCAACTTTGTCGTCAACCGGTGAATTGTTTTCTTCTACCACACCATAGTTTTCTTTGGCATCGGCCAAGTTAGCATATTTCGATTGCTTCCACGCATCAAACTGGTCAGTAACTTTCTTACGTAAATTAAGTGCTGATCCGCCATAGAGATATTCACCTGCGGCATTTTTTTTAAATGCATTGAACGTCTCTTTAGACTTTCGTTTAATATTAAATGGATCTTTGGCCATTTTATACTCCTAAGTCGTTAGAAATATTACTTGCCTTCGGTAATTGAATTGTTACTCCAGGTTTGAAGTCATATATAGGATCTTCAATTTGGTCTGGGTTACGTTGTGCGAATACCCACCAAAGTCTTGGTGTACCATAAAGGTCATATGCTAACAAGTCTGGTCTGTATGCGTAGGTTCTTTCTATCGTGTATGTTTGATCATCTGCTTCGGATGTGATTGTTCTTGCAACCATTTGTTCTAAATTAATTTCATTTTGCGGTGTAGCATAATAGGGTGATGTGTTTGAATATTCAGCCATTACACTAATCCTATTCCTCTTTCTGTGTCTAGAGATCCATCAGCAAATTTCTTTAGTGAAAAGTTTTTGACTGTGTCTCTGCTGTATACCGGAGTTACCATACAAGAAATTGTTGATATTGTTGGTGCCCAAGATGAATCTTCTATTTTGTTTTCATCTACCACATAGTTGTCAAACTTGTCTACGCCTATTGCTCCACCAAATCCTGCTGTTTGGTTTGTGGAAATATAATCGATGCCAGGTCTAAGTTCAACACTAAACTGACTTATTACAACCGGAACTTTGTTGTAAACATGATCTCCGTATCCTGACAAATGCATAATAGGTGGCGGAGATCCTTTTAATGATGTTTCTGATTTTCCAAAAGCCATCTTGCTCATTGTTCTTAAAAATTTTACTGTGGCTATCCAATGCTTGGCATCATCAGAATTTTGTACTGGAAATTCTCCCACAATACTGATGGTGTCTACCTGTGAATTTTGATATGCTTGAAAAGGATAGTTGCTGTGTGTTTGTGCTAGTGCATTATAGTTTGCCGAGTTTTGCACAATTACTGCAGGTGTTACTGGCCAAAATACCCCGTTGGATTTTTGTAATGGTGCTAACAACTCATTGTCGTCCAACAGCAGATATTTGAAGGGAGATTGTGGCGGTAGTGTTAGCCTTACTCTCCAATCTTGTGCTCCGGCTCTACCAGACCATTTTGCTTTAGCTGATTGAATACGACTGGTATCATTCAATCCCGCACCTGTTAGTCGTGCCCAGGTCTTGTTGATAAATCCCGATCCTAAGGTTTTAATAGTTTTACCTAGTGACGGCTTTTGTGGTATATTAATTGACATACTAAATGGTTGCTTTCCTTTTCATAATTTTGTATACTATAAACTATATTTATAGGCACAAGAATAGGCGCATTTAATTACCCATACGGCACGATATCAACAGACCTGTTTGTGGTCACTTTTACACTAACAATATTGGAGAATTATG